CGGCCATGCAATGGGGGACGGACAACGAGCCGTTCGCCCGCGACGCATATGAGTTTTATACAAACCAAAAAGTTGTCGAGACAGGTTTTCACCTACACCCGACAATTAAAAATTGTGGAGCGTCGCCAGATGGCTTGATTGGTGACAAGGGCATGATTGAAATTAAATGCCCTAATTCTGCAACTCATTTTGAGTATCTTGAGACAGAAGAAATTCCGACAAAATACCAAATGCAGATGCAGTTGCAGTTAATGGTCTGCGGTCGTGATTGGTGCGATTTTGTTTCGTTTGACCCGCGTATGCCTGAGGAAATGCGTCTCTGGACGCAAACCTATCAGTTTAACGAAAACATGGCTGAAATGCTGGAAAACGAAATTAATAAATTCAACCAAGAGTTGGATGAAAAAGAGGCGGCATTGCGTCTCAAATTTATGGAGAAAAAATAATGGTTCAACGACTTGAAGCAGTAACGCCGCGCCCAAAAAAGGACGGCACTAACTTTTGGCTGCGCGTTGGCACTGCTTGGCCTGCCAAGAAAGGCGAAGGCTACGACCTAACCCTCGACGCCTACCCTGCGCCAGACAAGGAGGGCCGTATTTTTATCGCCCTTCGCGTTCCAAAGGATGACGGCAGACAACAGACGTCAGCCCCAAATCCAATGGATGATTTGGACGACGACATTAATTTCTAGTTTAGCGGGGTGACTTCTGAGGGCGACGAGGGGCGCCCAACAACGACAAGCGCAATGCGGCCCCGCGGAATGCATCTATTCACCGTTCAATTGCGCAATCCCTCATTTTCACAAGCAAGAGTTAGAAAATGCGCATACAGGTAAAAGAAGCCGCAGCTATGTTGGGCGTGTCGATAAGACAGGTTCAATCTATGGCTGCGCGCGGCCAGTTGCCTAGTGCTGCGCGTATCGGTAAGGTTTGGACTTTCGACGTTAATAAACTCAACAATTTTCTGCGCCAGCAGGAGGCTAGATTACCATGTCAAATCTCTACAAGAGAGGCCAAATCTATTGGCTTAAAGCGACGATTAACGGCGTCCAATACAGACAATCTTTACGAACAAGCACTCTTGCGACTGCGCGGAAAATTGCCGCAAAACGTATCGAAGAGTTAAGACTAAAGGCCAACAACATTGGCAGCGCCGTGACCTATATGGAGGCGGTTGTTGCCTGGTCGCAACATGCAGTCGGCCAAATAGGCGAGACTACAGCCTCCCGCTACGCAACTTCTCTCAAAATGCTTGAACCTTGGTTGCTTGGCAAAAAGATTGACCAGATTGACGGCGCATTAATCGCTGAGATTATGGAGGCCCGTCGCCGCAATGGCGCCAGCGCCGCAACAATCCATCGTGACCTTACCGCCCTGTCCCGCGTACTCGAATATGCCGAGGCTAGAGGATGGCGTGAGGGCAATCCTACTTTAAGCAAGCGCCGCCTCATTAAAGAACGACGCGACCCGATTATGCTGCCAGAAGCCGCTTCAATCGAAATGGTTATAGACGCAGCGCCGCCAAGGTTCGGCGCATTGGTCAAAGCCGCATGGCTTACAGGCTGCCGACAAAACGAACTGGTCACAGCCAAATGGCAGGATTTTAACGCCAAAGCCGGGACGCTGGAAATAATTGGCAAAGGCCGTAAGCGCCGCGTCATAGCCTTATCGCAAGAGGCCATTCAACTATTCGCAATCCAGCCTAGAACACTGGAAAGCAAATTAATCTTTTGCCAGCCAAGCGGCGAACCGTTTGTTAATATCAAGTCAGACTTTTCCCGCTATCGTCGCAAGGCCGCAGGACAGTCAGGATTTACTCGTTTCCGTTTCCACGACCTGAGGCACCTGTTTGCCGTCGAGGCGCTTAGAAGCGGTCGTATGTCCATCTATGGGCTATCTAAATATCTTGGTCATACGTCAGTGAAGACAACTGAAATTTACCTGAGTTTCATGACTGCCGAAGAAGCCGAAGCAGCAATGAATGCCAAGGCACAAATCTAGGCACAGCAAAAACTATAGTTATAAATATCAAACAATTAGAACCGAAAATCCACGTCTCCAAAACCGGGGGTTATCGGTTCGATCCCGGTCACTCCTGCCATTAAGTCTCTGATTTTGTTATATTGAGATTAGAACAAACCAAGCGCGCCAAACGCAGGAAACGAGAACAAAAACGGTTTGTGTAGGCACAAAATACGGCACAGTTTATTTGCCGTCCCGCTTATGAGGCGTCTGCATTGGCGGCGTCGTTAACTTGGGAAAGTCGAGGCTTGGGTATGCGTCTTTGTCCCTGCCAAGTTCCTTGCAATCCTTTGCCATAGCAACCAACCTGTCCCAAAGGTCGGCTGTTTGCTGGTCGCGCGCCGCAATGTAACTGTAAACACGGTCGTCATTTCTCATCATATACCAGCCCAAGCTACCTAGAATTACCAATAATAACAATATCATAGCAATCATAATCGGATTGATTTTGTAGGCGGCAAGCAGGCTATTAGAGACGGTTGAGACTGTCCCGCTACTAGGCGGCGTATAGTGTTCCTCGTAATCGTATTGAGGAGGCGGTCTTCGCCTTGGTGGAGGCGGCTTATCCAATCCTCTCATCCCTGTCATACTCAGCGTCAGCAAAAGCTAATTCTTCTTGCTGACCGTAAGTATCATCCAGTTCGTCAAACGGGTCTGGTTCAGCCGCCTCTGGTTCATCTGGAAAGACAATGGCGATTATTTCTTCGCGTACCGCCTCATCCTGCAAAGCCAGTTTCAGCATTGCTATAAATTCGGCAGACGCTACGTCCGGCTTTGGCGGCGCAATAGGTTCTTGCTGTTCAGCCGCAACCAGCGCGGCGCGGAACTTCTCTGCATAGCCTGCAATCAACTGCGCTTTATCAACGCCGTTAATGACACGACGCGCATTAACGTAATCCCTACGACCTTTGCCGATATAATCTGACAGCCTCTTACCAGTGAAGGCGCCAGTGACCATGCCTTCAAACGTCGCCCGCAAAGCTATCGGCCAGCTAAGACCATCCTCTACGGTTTTAATGCCCCACCGTTCCCAATTCTGCCGCCAAGTAATTTGTATCAGTCCAGTGCCGACAAATGGCCAATACTTTTTGCTTCGCAAATATCTTTCGCCGCCACCTTCTTTGACAGGCCGCATAACCTTGCCTGTCTCATGATAAATGGTCGCTAACACATACGCCATTTCATCAAGCGGCATACGCGACCAATTATCTTGCCAATAAGCAATTGTCTTTTCCAGCCCATCGACCTGACCTTTAGTCAGGCCGTTGGTGAATAATGTCTTGCGGATTGAGGAAAAGAAAATGCCAAGGTCAATCATCACATTTCCGTGATAATTATGTCGTCAAAATACAAAGAGCCGGGACTAAACATAGAACCGCCAGTAAATGTAGGATTAAGGTTCATATACATAATTGCGTGGGTCGCCCAAGCGGGGGAAACGCCTGCATTTATTCTATCAACCCAACCTGTGACTGGCGTTGACGTAAATGTGATTGTCTCAGACGCAAAACCAAAATAACCCGGCTTAGACGCCCATATAGGAACACCATTTGTCGTGAACTGAATTTGACCAAAAGTCATATTGTAAAAAAAATTACCAGTTTCAGAACCAGGCTTTAAGTATGAAAACTTAAAGCCTGTAATACTTCCAGGCAAAGCAAGAGGCGCAATTACAAGAAAACAACAAGGACCGTCGCCAACCTTTTGAACTTTTAAAGATTGAGTTCCTGTTTTTGAATAACTTGGGCTAGTTGTTAGAATAATATTTGAGCCAGTTGTTCTATTGGTAATTGGCGCCGTGTCTTCAAATATTGCCTCATCAACAGGTGTAGCAGACTCAAACCCACCATCCATCAATACATTGTTGAATTTTGATAAAATGACAGGGCTGTAAGGAACCGGACCATAAATTGAGTTTTTAACTCTGATTTGAGGCGTTCCAGAACCGCTTAACGCAACAAGATAATCGGCCTTACCTAAACCATACGACTTCACATTGTTCATTTGCAATATGGTATCGTAAGAAACCGGACAGTTTACTGAAAACGGAGAAACCTGAGGGACTGCGTTATATAAAATAACACCGCCATTAATAATAACAGCCGCATTTGTTATTCTAAAAACAGAATTGTTAAAGTTTCTTCCCTCAAAATGGCAATCAGTAAATGTAGTTATGCCAGCATTAGCAATAACCTGAGGCCCGGCAGGTCCTTGTATATCACCATCCGCGATATTCTGAGACGCACTAATCTGATAAGTCCCAACACTGCCAGAGCCGCTTACAATCTTAGTGCCGGGCGCTATCGTTCCGGCGATATTAAATATTTCATCGCCAACATTTAACCCACCATAATTTGCCTTTGTTATAGTTAGCGTTGTTCCAGAAATATAACCAAACCCGTTAAAACTTTCGCCAGGATAATCGAAGGAACACGCTTCAAAATACATGTCTGAAAAAGGTTCATTATTAACAACATTGCCGGCCCACGCGCCTGCAATAAGACACGATATATACGTCTGACGTTCACCAGAGTTTTCTGTATTGTCGTGGAGAATGTTTATGCCGTTGGCCATGATTTCACATCCAACAACAGTAACGCCCCATGAGTTTTTGCCGTGGCGTATGCCAGCGCCAAAACCAGCGATGCCAACATTATTCAAGAAGGCCACAGAACGGCCTCCCGCTATTGGCTCGTCAAAGTTAATGCCAATAGATTGTGTGTAGTTCCATCCGGGTCCAATCAAGCGAAGATTGCCGTATATATAGGACTTGCGAAGGAACGGCGTGTTTGCGCCGTATCCAGAGTTAGGCGGCCACTCAGGGCCAGAAGAAGAAACTATCTGAATTGCGGCTTTATCAGTGATTGCGCGGCAATCAAAACAAGCAAACGCTTGTATGCTAACATAGTAATTGTCAACAACGAGCGTGTCTGTGATTTTGTATGTGCCGTCAGGAATAAGAACAACGCCAGCACTTCCGCTTGCTTTTACAGCGTCAATCGTAGCTTGAATTGCTTTTGTGTCGTCAGCATTGCCGTCACCGATAGCGCCAAAGTCTTTCACGTTAAGACCTAAAGCCGCCTTCTGGATTAGCCGTGGGTCGTCACCAGCGCAAACCGTTCCAGTGATATTGCCGACATTGCGCGTTGCTGAATTACCAAGGCCAAGGTTTGAACGAGATATTGCTCTATCTGCAACATCGCTCAAATTGTTCCTGCCAATCATTGTATCTGGATCAGTTGCCCCGGATGGTCCCTGCTTGCCCTGAGGACCAGCCGGACCTTCTGGCCCTTGCGGCCCGTTATTTCCGTCAACACCATCAGAGCCTTTTGGCCCTTGCGGACCAGGTGGCCCTTCAACAACGCTCACATTGCCAACATTAATCCAGTTGGGCGCTGTTTCAGAAAACATATAACAATCACTTGTTCCGAGATATACGGCAGCATCACCAATTTCAAATTGAATAGGCGCAGAAGGCTTATCTAATCCATCCCAATTTACAGGGATTAAACCGCTTGGCGGCAACTCATCCGGGGTTTTATCTTGAAAAGAAAATATAATTTTTACTGAGCTTCCGGCAGGCCCCATAGGACCAATAGGCCCCTGCGCTCCTTGCAATCCCTGAGGACCACGAACACCTTGCGGGCCTGTATAACCTTGTGGCCCCTGAGGGCCTTGCGGACCGATAGCATCAGACATTTTTTGCTTTTCCTTCTAAAGCCTCAATCCGCGCTTCCAATTTATTCACCATCGCTGCCAAATCTTTGACGGCGTTGACAAGAGCGTAATTAATTTCTGAAAAATTGACGGAAAGAAATTCTTCTTCGCCAATCTTTTTGCATTTCTCATCCGTCAAATCATATTTGAACGGCTTAACGATGTCTGAGAATGACGTTTCTAAAAGTTCTTGCGCAACAAAACCAATATAAGCTTCACCGTCATCTGGATAATATTGCAATTTGCCATTAAATTTGAAATTACGAACATTAAGTTCAAGTATTTCTTTTAAACCTTTTGAATATGGCACAACATCTTTTTTAATTTGAGCATCAGCAAATACTGTCCAATTAATATCTGTACCAGTTTTATAAGCTACTGGACTTCTAATAAGGAATGCTCTGTCGCTGGCCCTCCATTGAATAGCTTGGGAGCCAATACCACAGAAAATAGACGCCTCGTTTGCGTCAATTTTTAATTGATAATTTTCACCAGTAGCAGATATAACCGAACCATTGCAGCCAAGATACCCCCTGATAGTTGTGTTACCGATACCATCAACCCTAAGTTGGCTTATTGAGCCATTGGTTATAAAAGCAAAATCCGCTGCGCTTACTTGAATAGAGTTTGACGCAGATTGACCATAAATAATGCCACTTGATATTTGTATTTGTTTTGCAAAGACAGTCGCGGCATCCCAATTCAACGAACCTGTATTGTTCAATTTATCTGGCGAAATTGTTCCATTTGCAATTTTGCTATTATCAATCGCGCTTTGTGCAATTTTACTTCCATCAACTACAGACGGATTGATTACCCAAGACGTGTCAGAGTTGACGTAAATATCGCCTTTGCTGCCGGGTGTTACGCCAGTGCCAGGATCACCCTTAGGTCCTTGTGGACCTTGCGGGCCAGTGTCGCCCTTCTGCCCCGGTAATCCTTGCGGTCCATCTGGCCCAATATCACCTTGCTGACCTTTCTCGCCTTGCGGGCCGGGATTGCCTTGCACACCCTGCAAACCTTGCGGGCCATCTTTTCCCTGAGGCCCTTCTGGACCAAGAGGGCCTTGCGGGCCTACAGGGCCTTGCGGGCCAATAATTTTTCCAGCATCAGCCCAATCGCCATCAATGTTTTCAGATTGATTAACCCAAATATAAACGTGCCCGTAATTAGGGTCTTGCTCATTAGGCGGATTAAATATGAGGCTATCGCCATCAAGTAATTGCGTATCAACTTTTGGCTTGCCGGGACCGTCCCAATTCGCGGGGAAAAAACCATCGGCAGGAAGGTCGGCCACAGTTTTAATGTCGCCAAAATTTCCAACAATCTTACCAGCGCGACCAGCCGGACCTTGCGGGCCGGGTGGGCCTTGTATTCCTTGCGCGCCTTCTGGCCCTTCATTTCCCTGAGGGCCAGCCGGACCTTCAATTCCTTGAACGCCCTGCTTGCCGTCTTCACCCTGAGGCCCCGCAGGGCCAGTATCGCCCGGAGGCCCTTGCTCACCTTGCGGGCCACGCACATCGCCAACATTCAAATAGCCATCGCCACCTGACAAATCCGGCCCGATAAATACCCAAATGTTTCGATTGTCAGTATGAAACAACAAACCATCGCTTAAATTCAATTGCAGCGGCGCAACGGGTTGACCCGGCCCATCCCAATTCGCAGGAATTAAACCGTCCTTTGGTAGCTCTGCGGGCGACCTGTTATAAATTTCACCACGCAGTATTAACGACGCGCCTCTATCGCCCTGAGGCCCCTGAGGCCCGTCTGGACCGGGAATACCCTGAGGACCAACATTTCCTTGGTCGCCCTTAGGCCCCGCAGGCCCCTCATTTCCTTGTGGCCCAACCGGCCCCTCTGGCCCACGGTCGCCCTGTATTCCTTGAATACCCTGAGGCCCTTGTTCGCCCGGTTGACCACGCGGCCCTATGGGCCCTTCCGGCCCAACAATACGTCCAGCATCAACCCATCCATCAATCTCTACGCCAGCCGTCCCAACAAAAATAAACAAATGCCCTAAGTAATCAGCCAACGCTCCGTTGTAAGTCAGACCATCATCAATAGATAATTGAACAGGAGTTGGTGGCTTGCCCGGACCATCCCAATTTGCTGGAATAAGTCCATTAGACGGAAGCTCTGATGGGGAACGATTAACAAACTCACCTTTTAACTTCGCAACGATTGCTGGCTTTCCATCTTGACCAGGAGGCCCTTCTGGACCCTCTGGACCAAGAAGCCCCTCTGGCCCCGCCGGACCTGCAATGCCTTGCTCACCACGCGGCCCCTGAGGACCTGGAACGCCTTGCGCTCCCTGAGGCCCTATTGGCCCTTCGTCACCCTGAGGACCTGCAATACCCTGCGGGCCACGAACGCCCTGCGGCCCAACAATTTTTCCAAGATTAATCCAACCAGTTGTCTGACCACAATCATTGGTTGAATAAGACCAAACCTCATCAGACGAATGAAATAAAACAGCCTGACCAACTTTAAATTGAATATCGTTGTTTGGTCGATTATTGCCGTCCCAATCTTTTGGAATAATGCCCGTCGCATAAAGTTTTTCTGGTGTCGCTACATACGCGACAAAGACAACATCTGCGGCAATTCCAGTGCCGCCCATTGGCCCCTGAGGCCCTTCAATTCCTTGAATACCTGACGGCCCCTGAGGCCCCATTGGACCACGAATACCTTGCGGCCCTTGCTGCCCTAATCGTCCTTGCTGACCTTCAATACCTTGAATACCCTGCAAGCCCTGAGGGCCTGCCGGACCACCGCTTCCACCGGGAGGGCCAGCCGGACCAACTGGACCCTGAGGCCCAACCGGGCCATCGCTGCCGCTCGCGCCAGTAATTCCTGCGTCGCCTTGACCGCCCTGAGAACCCTGTATGCCCTGAGGCCCTTGCGCGCCATCTTGCCCTTTAGGCCCCTGAGGCCCCATCGGGCCACAAGGCCCATCACGGCCAGAAGGAATATTGTTTGTTTTCCAATACAATTCACGAAGGGTTGAGACTATGTAACCGTTGTCTTGATTAAACTCTCTGCGCGTAATGCCAGAGGCAGTCGGCATTACATTTTGTCTTGGGCGAATATTGCCGATTATTTCTAAAGTGTCGCAGATAACAGGAGGATCAAAATTAATTTGACCGTCTGTAATAGGCTGCGGAATTACATCAAGAGCCTGGCCAGATTTTGATACCAACGTATATTTAGAGGCGTCTAACTCTAATGTCGTATCAACTCTGATTAATAAATCTGACCCATCACCGTAAATCGGAAACGGCACATCTAATGTTGTGACGGATTTCCCGGCAGGGGTGATTGCATAATATCGGTCAGCGTCAGCGACCGGAGGAACAGGAGGAAGTGTCGTCAGGCTCATGCTGGCAATGTACCGACGACAAGCGCGTTTTTAAACGCACCGACTAATGGTGGCTTCTGCGTACTGGCATGTTGCCGTAGTCACCAACGCCTTCCTCAATCTTGCTCAACAATCCTCTAAACCACCACACGTTTTGATACGCCATACCAAGACGCCCTTGGTGCAACTCAGCGCGTGTCATTGGTGCGCCACCTAATGCTGCCCGCGCGCCAGCTTTGCCGAATTGGAATAAGTGTTCGCCCGTCGAATAGGCTGGCCCAAGAAAGTCTGACATAGATGAGTTGTCAGCGCGGCGTGATACTGGCGCTTTAGCACCCATCCAAGCCATAGGGTCAAGATTGCCGCCAGTGAACTTTGACGCATCCTTTGCCAACTCGTTAATGATAGGCGCAACCGTCCCACGGTCGATGCCCTCCTTCAAAACCATCATCGGATTGTCGTTGAGCGGTTCGCCTTTAAACGCCTGCGACGCGGCATAGGACAGCATACCCAAACCCGTCATCCATAGACTGCCTTGCACAACCTTGGCGTCTTGCCTTTGCAGGTTCGCAATCATCATGCGCTCGTTGCTGGCAAACATGAATGACTTAAACTGACCGATGATTGACCCCCACCATGTTGACATGGCGAGAGGCACTTCACCCATTCCCGGCGAGACAACAAGAATATCAACCTCGCGGTTTACAGCATTAACAAATGCGTCTCTCGCTTCTTTGTTTGTCCAGTTATCAACATTCGCCCAACGTATGCCGTGTTCAGTTGAACCGTGTTTCTCTAGTTCAGCCTGTATCTTGCGGGCCATTGTTGGGTTAATGCCAGCATTGGCAAGTTCGCCAATCTCTTTTTCTGTCCCGCCCTTTGCTACCGCCTCAGACAAGCGAATGAAATTGCCCTGCGCCATAGGGAAGGACATAAGCTTCATATGATCTGTCCACGGCCCCAAAGCGTTCAGCTTGTGGAAATTGTCAGCCGCTACACCCAAACCATAACTAAATTTGTCTTCTGGCATATAGGAATGAACAAGGTCGTTAATGTTGTATCTATCAGCGCCAAGCATTGTCTCGACGCCAATACCAAACTCTAAGGCTTGTTCGCGCGTCAGTTTTCTTAACTCAGGATTTTTCAGCGCCTCAATCATTGGCGCATATTGGTCGCCAAATACGCGGTCTAGCCCATAGCGCAGCGCGGCATTGCCACCAAAGTCAGTGAAAGAGTTAATGGCCGCCGAACCAAGAGACACAAGCGTTGTGTAGTTTCTGACATTCGCTGACAGGCTTTTGAAAAACTTTTCATTAGCGTCGCCAGACCAGCCGTAGACATTGCGCAATCTGTCACGCATAGCAGCAACGTCTGCAATGACGGCAGCCTTTTCTTTTTCTAAGCGAAGGCTTTCTTTGCGAAGAGCGTCACCATCCATCTTCGTTGCAGCTTGCGCAATCTTGTCGTTATACTCTTGCGCTATTTCTTTCTTCGCACCGTCCAACTCAATGTCGCCGCCAAACCTTTTTGCTAATTCAAGGTCAGGAACAACCGTTCGCAGATAAGACGACATGACGTGTTCAACGTCAGTGTTGATATAATCAGACACAAGGTTTGACGGAATAGCAAAGTCTCGTGAATGTAACGACCCACGCGCAGGATTACTCAATGCACTTGGCGTCTGATACTTTGGGCTTGCAATGTCATAAGGCAATCGGCCATCGGGCATACCAATGATACGGTCGATAATCTCATCGGCCCTATCCCGCATTTGTTCAATGTCCCAATCACGGTCACTTTCAATAATGCGACGGATTGCCTTGTTAACCGCCCTATCGGCAGAAGCATATCGTTTGGTATTTGGCGGCCTCTCAGGAGGAAGGCGACCACCCTGGCCTATCTTTGACTGCAACTCTTCCTGTCTGGCGCGTATCTTTTCTTCTTTGGCAGCTTCAGCCTCACGACGTTTACGCAAAGCAGCGACCGCCTCTGCGGCGCTATTGCCCTGCCAATTCTCAATTTCTTTTTCCAGTTCAGCGCGCGTTTCGGCTTTCATGTTTTCAGCCATCGTCAGCGCATTGTTAAGCATGTCCCTCATGCTTTCCTGCATTTCCATACGGCGCTCTAACAAGCCAAGACGGCCAATGTTTTTCTTTTCAATACTCTTTAATGCGCGCTGACCAAGCTTAACGCCTTGCAACTCTTTATCTTTAAGATTGCGCTTTTCAATTTCCTTAGAAATATATTTGCGCAGGTCATATATCTCGCCGCGCGCGTTACCTAAATCGCCTTGCAGGCTTCCCATTTCCCTGCCTGCTTGCACTTTTTCTTCAAGGCGCGTTAGTAAAGCAGGGTCGCCATGACGGATAACGTCAATCAATTCGCTAAGTGACTTTGGTTGAACACCTGCTTCATCAATTGCGTTTTCAAGCCATTCAGCCTCACGCATTATTGCCCGATAGTTATCAGCCTCAGGCCACCACTCAGGGACTTTGCCGTTGTAAGCATCAACAATAACCTGCCTAACCTCATCCTCTGAAAATGTTTGCGGCATATTCGCATCGCTTGCCATTTTCTCAAATGTCTCAGCCCAATCGCCTGCTTTACCAGTATGGCCGCCATCAAATAGATTGCGTTCTGGTTTAAAGAAATTAGGAATATTTACTTTCTTGCCTGTCTTTGGATTAACAAACAGCTTGGCAAGCTTATCATTGTCATCGACAAAACCGCCCTGTTTAATAATCCATCCAAGAAATGACGGAGGCTCTGGATATTTTTGTTTGCCAATAACCATCTTGGCAGCTTTACGCGCCTCAGGCGAAAGCATGTTTTCTATTTCTTGCTTTTCAATGCGCGCTTGTTCGCCAGCAGTCATAGGCCCGGCTTCTTTACGCAAGTCTTTTATTTGTTGTTCGAGACGGTCAATCTGTTCAAGCTTGTCGGGGTCTTTTGTTAATGTGCGCATCTGCGCAATAAACTCTTGACCCTCTTTGATTGTCTCGTTCAATAGCTTGGCGCGGTCATCAACACGCTGCGCAGCGGTCAATCCTTCTTTAGCCGCCATAAACCTTTCGCTATAACGAATGTTTGTATTGTTTAAACGCTTTTCAATATTGGCGACAGACGCTTCAAGCTTATCAATATGTTTGTTTAAACCAACCTCTTTGTCAGAAAGAGACATAATCCTTTGTTGCGCTGACTTTTTTGTTGATTGTTGCTGCATCAACCAATTGGTTATTTTGTCTTTAAAGTCCAAACGATTTGCGCGAATGACAGGATGGTTCCACATACGCGCCCACCAACTCTCGTCACCTTTCGGCGCAGTAGCTTTTGGGTCAAGCATCATACGCCCATCGGCATATGTTGTTGAACGTAGTTCATCATCCAATTCTTTTATATGCCCGCGTATTTCTTTGGCTGCACGTTCAGCTTGTGGAAAGTCAGGGTTTGTATCATTGCTGCGCAAAGCCCTATCAACTTCCGCCTTAAATTCAGAATAGCGCATCCTGTTTTCTGGCAGCTTACCAGCAAGACTTAATGCGTCAGCTTTAGCGCCAGCCATTGCGCCTTTCTCAGCTTCCGCGCCATACAAATGTTCAAGCCAAGCATCGCGTAATGTCATTCTGGTTTTAGCCATGACACGCTTAACAGTTTGCTTAACTTGCGTCTCGATAGCGCCACCGCTACTTGTTGCGCCACCAAATGCAGCGTCTTTAAACTCGCGCGCCGTCTCCATCATTTCCAGCGCCGTCCTGCGACCAGAAATACTTTCAGCATTGAGAACACGGCCAAGCGGATGAAGCTTACTCATCTGCCGGATAAGCCAATTGCTGCCTAACAAACCATCCATTTGTTCGTAAGAACGACCCATATAAAGCGCGTTAGGGTCAGGGTTATGGGCTGCCGATAAACTTGCGCCGTTTGCTATATTGTCTGTTTGCGTTGGCGGCGTAAAATCATTGCCAATGTTTTCAGTTGTCGTTGGCACACCCTCTGCGGCAGCGCGTTCAGCGGCAGCAAGACGTTGTATATCGCCCATCTTGTCAGAATGTTTCGCCTGCCACTCTTCCATGTCGCGCAGATATTGCTTTTGCGCCATCATTTCATCAGTTGCAAAATGGCCCTTTGCCGCGCTTTCGTTCAAGTCTGCATGAGTTTCCGGCGGCCTTGGCATTTCATCATAGGCCGCTTTTATTTCCTCAGGCGTAAACTTACTGCCCTCGCTGGCATAATGCTTTATGCCCGTATCCAGTTCATGTGTATCAGTAAGGGTCTTAATCTCTTTCTTGGTCAGCAATCCAAGGCCACCGCCGATTGCCCCGCCAAGCAATGTTGATAAGCCGATATTCAGCGCAGCATCCTTGCCTGTATAGTCAGGGTCATACGCCGCCTCTGCGGCAGACACAGACGCGCCCATACCGCCAAACTCTATGG